ACGTCCCTTCTTCATATGCCTTTGCTATCAGGGGCTAAGACGCAATGAGGCGATATCGCTTCAATGGCGCGATGTAAAACTGGAACATGACCAACTACAAATCAGAGATGAAAACTCCAAGTCAGGGATTGGGCGCATCTTACCGCTTCATCCCCGAACACGAGACGCCCTCGCACAGCGCCACCACACGCACGTCTTCGTCAACCGCTTCGGCCAGCCCTACGCCAAGGAAGGACCGCGCGCGGCTCACGAAACAGCGCGCGCGCGGGCCGGACTCGACTACTTCCGAATACATGACTGGCGACATCATTGGGCTAGCAGGCTCATTATGGTAGGGGCCAGCATCCCAACGCTTATGGCACTTGGCGGCTGGTCATCAGAACGCATGGTCATGCGCTACGCAGCAGTCAGCGATGAACACAATCGTGACACACTCAACAGATTGTGAGGAGTATTATGCAACAAGATCATTGGTTTATCGGCGGCACCCATCCCGTTGGTAAGGGTGAGGTCGCGTGTTCGAATCACGCTGGCAGCACCATCGAACCCAATCTAATACACTGTAAACCCTCGAAAAAACTGAGGCGTAAGATTTGTCTGCGACGCTGCATTCTTGCAGGGTTTGCGTGTTTCTTACTGTTTCTGATGCTTTAGTAATGCAGGAAGCAGCCAAACAAACCACAAATTTGACACAAAGGAGAAACTAATGCCTTACCCAGAATACAAAAACAGAGATCTTGCGCCCGGTGCAGTTGTTGGCCTGAACCATGGCACCAATGACCGAGTAATCGATCATTATAACAAGCAAGCATGGATCAAGATATCCGAAACACTGCCTGACGATGCATTCGCAGATGATGTAATCTGCAATGATGACAGACCATTCATCAGGGGGTTTTCATATGCTTGATGCGTATCAGCTTCTGGTGCGTGCGCAGACAACAGTCAAAGAGCGCGGCCAAGATTATGGCGATAAGTTTGAAAACCACCAGCGCATTGCTGACATCTGGTCAATCATTCTCGGCACAGAAATCAAAGCCGAACAGGTTGCGCTATGTATGGCAGGGACCAAAATCGCCCGGTTGATCCAATCACCCACACACGAAGACTCATGGCTTGACCTTGCTGGCTATGCCGCTGTTGGATCTGAATGCGCTAAGTCAGCTTTGACCGCTTCCAACGAAGATAATCCGCACCCTCTTCCACATTCACAAAACACTGAACAAAGCCAGTCGGGTGATCGGCATGAGGGTCAATGACCTGAAAGATGGCGTGTCCAAAGTTCTGCTGTTCAAAACCTTTGACCAGCGCAAAGTCATCACGGAATTTGTAACCACGCGCTCTGGCAAGCCACGCCACTTCTTCTTGCTCCACGAGTTCGATCTGAGCGAGCGCCCAATTGTGACGGTGGCCACTTATATACAGATGGGCGTTGCTCTTGAACCGGGCCATTTTGGTTTGAGCATGAAGCGGATTCCACTGCGAATGTCCCGGCATATCGTGCGCAGCATGGATTCTGCATTCCCTGCCATTAGGGAAATTTATGCAGACCCTAGCTTCCCAATCTTCTTGGATACTGTGGGGACCGGTCATCCATTTGAGCGGATCGCCAGCACCACTCCACATATCATGGTTGCCGCCAATCAGAATGAGCGGATTTATACTGTCGATTAACCACTCGACCAGCTTCCATGCTGTTTTGTGGCTGGTGTCCTGATGATCGTAGAGTCGTGCCAGACGACCAATCCAGTTGTTCTGGTGGTCGCCTAGCGAGCATCCATATACGGCATCATTTTCCTGAATGACAGCGATGTGACGCCGCAGCGTAGGCCAGTCGCAGAAGTTGTCATCGATATGTGGATCGCCGAGCCATAGAAGCCCTATGGGGGCGTCTGAGCGCATGTTGACTGGTATCCACTTGCGCGCGTTCTTCGCCTCCATACGGCGTTTAAATCGCGTTGTAAGATGCTCTACGATCTCCTCAGTAGGTAGGTCATCTGTTGGCAATGGAGGTACATCGTAATTACGCGCATCCGATTGTATGCGCGCTTGCGCTTCTCTTATCCTGCTTTGCAATGTAGTCCGCGGAATGCCAAGGCTTTGCGCAGCGTCAGCCATGTTGGGAAATTCTTTTACCGCTGTTAATGCTGCTTGCAGATCTTCTTCAGTCAAACGTGGCGTGGGCATTGGCAGTTTCCATCATGCGTTTGAGTTCAGGACCACGAGATTTGATTTGCTGATACCAAAGCGAATCTTGCATCTCGCGCGCTGCACGGAAGAAGTCTTGATCTTCCAAAGCGCGGAGCATTTTCTTGAAACGAGAAAAACGAGGCCAGCCAAGATTGAACACCATCGAAGCCAATACAATCTGGGCTGGCTCCGGCAGATCGCGCCACCATTCCATGCGCTCATCAAGTTCAGATACAGCGATAGCTATGTCGTCTTGCAAAATTTGACGAGCCGCCAACTCGGATATTGGCTCACGCAGATTGTGACCATATCCAATCGTTGGCACACCAACCGTGTCTTCATACATGGTAAGGCGTAAGCCCTCATGCTTTGCAACCAAGTCCGTGAGAGCTTGAATATCCATGAAGCCTTACCCCTACTTCTTGAACATCTGTGTAAGTTTTTGAACGCCGAAGCTGGCAGCAAACACAACACCAACCGCTGTTTTATAGTAATCCGGCATAGCTTCCAGCGCCTGAAAGCCGCGCTGTACCTGTTCCTCATATCCAAAAAAAGCCATCAAAAGCGGCAACGAAACCAGCAAGGTGAGCCACTCATCTTTCCAGCTTGTTTGTGCGCCTGTTGCCCAGACCTGATTCCAATCAGCCTCACCAGCTACGACTTTCTCAGCTATAGCTGTCTTGGCTTTTTGTTTGGCAACACGAGATTCCATCCACGCTCCACCAAGCGTGGTAATAGCTTGTATGATTGGCAGCATTATTTACGTGCCAGCATGATTATCGTGGTCAGGATCAATCCGGTCTGAATCAAATCGATCATCGGAACCTGTATCACGCTTCAACATCCTCTGAATGGTTTGGGTTTCATAAATGCGAAGCGCCGTCCACACGATTGTGAACAGCGCAGCAATAGGTGGCAGCATTTCACCAAGCGTCCCGACAGTAGTGCCAACGGCAACAACATCTAATGTTTGCTTAGTGTCCATGTGCAGTAAGCTAATGCATAAATGCAGGAAGCAAAACGCACATTCACAGCTTACCCTGTGCGTGAAGGATAAGCGCGATAAGCGATCCCACAATGGCAATGAAGCAGAGAACAAACACAGCAATTATGATGCCCTCGACAATCTTCTTGCGCCGAACAGCAGAGGCAATCTTAGCTTCACGCCGCGCAACACGGGCCTTGGCTTGAAAGCGTTGCCAGTCATTCCATAGTCCTGGACGACCAGCATAGATCATGATTTGCTTTAACTCATCCTCACGAGATTTTAGCTCTTCAAGCGCCATGAACTCGGCGAGGTCAGGCCCGCCGCCCTTTCGTTGTGCTTTTTGCTTTAGCTTTTCCTTCGCACCGACAAACTCTGCAACCGCATTGCCTGCAGCAGCTATTTCTTTGCCGTTTGCTATTGCCTGTTTGATAACGGCAAAGGCGGCGTTGGCTGCTGCAAGTTCGGCTAACATTAGTCGTAAACGCGGACACGCTCCTCATTGACCTGAACCGGCTGACAATAAGCCGTGATCTTCTGGCCCTGTTTATGAAGCGACTGCGCGTACCACACGCAGGACTTCAACGAGCGGAAGTACATATCATTTGAAACAAGCTCGCCACTCACAAACATGAACAGCAAAAAAGCGTGGATCATTCAGCGTCAGCGATTGTCAAGTCACCGGCTGCGACCTGGCGCATAATTTCGTCGTAGTGACGGTTGCCCGGGGCGAGGGGTACAGATAATTCAGAGTCATCAATAGTGGCAGTGATAGATGCGTTGTTGCCACTCATGTCCAAAATATATTGTGCAGATGTAATGTTCATTTCATCCATGTCTACAACTCCGCATCGTGCGTTGAATCAATAGTAAAAAGACGCGCAGCAGCAGTTGTGTTTGCTTGCCTATAAACTGCTCCACCGGCACTACTTACTGATTCAAAAAAAAAGTTACCATCAAATCCTGTTGTGTTTACGTCTGTCTTTAAGGCGCTGGTAGGCGACGTTCTCATCTCAGTCTTGAATTGGTAAAATGCTCGGTAGTATTCATTGTTGGTTACGTCACCCGCGAAACCAGAACGACTAATCTGGAAATACCGCTGACACCTAGCCAACTCATCGCCAAACGACCGATGCTCAAACGGCGTGGCCTGTTCGCCAACCTCAAGCTGGACACCGGTGATGTACCATTCGTTAGCGGTGTTGTCAGCGAGGTTAACCTGACCTACTGCACGATTAGCAGACGAAATAGTTGCCCAATCTGTGGCCAGAGTGCCACCAGTAAAGTTAGTTCCGGCGGCAAGATACCAAAGCATATCAAAGCCGACACCGCTATCGTCATTAATAGTGCCAGAAGAATCCCCCGGAATAGTAATCGTCTTGCGTTCCCAAGTGTCAGCAGAGTCAATAGTGTATGACTTGCTAATACTCCTAAAAGAATCCTCTTGGAATATTTCCAGTATGTAAGTGCCTGTTTTATTTGACCGAACATAAAAAGATACAGTCACAGCCTGTGCGCCAGAAGCCCCATACTGCAACTGCTGTAGATTTTGTGCTTCCACCTTGTGAACAAACTGAATGACATCTCCGGCTGCAAGTGACGCATCAGCAACTGTGCAATCCCACTTATACGAGTTAGCAAAGCCGTCAGGTGCAGTAGAAGATTGAGAAAGGGTCCATGTTCCCGCAGTAGTAATCTGTGCCTTGAACCTGTCAGGTGCATTTGCATACTCAGAACCTGTGACACCAGTCTCACTCGTCCCCCGCTGGGCCACCTGCATCGCACCGTTGATGATGAGGTTCCTGTT